ATTTCATGGCCCCAACCTCAATGGGTGAATGTAACGTAGATGAGGAATTAAGCAGCGCTGAACTGGTCGCCAATTTCTCTACGGCCACGATTAACGCTAATACTTTTGCTGTATTCCATCATTGGCGCAAATTCAGTAGTGCCATCTAAAACGTATTGTGTGCCGTCAAGTATTCCTTTTACCGCATCGTCAAGGGTAAACGCATCTAACTTAAAACCTGTATCTACAAATAGTTCATAGTTACCGCTGGCTACTACCGAGGTGGCCATTACGAAACCGCAATATTAGCCGGGCCTGCCGCCCTGTTATAAGCGCGTATAGCGTTTACGATTGCTTCCCCGGCAGTTGCATTAGGTACAAGGGTAGACAAGTTAATAGTTATGTCACCCGATTGCCCCGGTAAACCTAGGCTGCCACCCGTAGTAATCGGTGTAACTGAGGCAACCTGTGGGCGTGTGATCGCTTCGCTGAACCCCGCGCTAATGCCTTTAATGTCTGCGATCTTTAGGCCCTTTTGCTTTAAGCGTTTTTGTGCTTCGTCAAATGCGGCCTCAACACCTTGCAAATATGCTTTAGCGTTATCTACGCCAGCCTTAAACCATTGGTTTGCTGCTTGTATTCCGATTGTTGCGGCGGCATTATCGGCAGCCATTACGAGTTCGTTAGTTTCGTTAATAGCCCCAACACCGCCAGCGATCAACTCAGCTGCAATAGCCGCGCCGCTTTCCCCGCCTGCGTCGAGTACGGCCTGTAACGATTGCTGGCTTAGCCCCATTTCCAATAGCGTTTTAACGTCGTTGCCGTATTTAACAATTCCTGCTACCTGATCGCGCAAGCCTTGTAGAAACCCGGCGCCTGTTTCATCGCCAGCCTCTTTAGCGTCAGCAAAACTAAACGCGTCTTTAATGCTGTCAGCAACGCTGGTAGAAAAATCGCTAAACGCTGTTTCGGCATCTACTAACTGTTTCTGTGCATCGGCTAACGCCGCCTCTAAATACTTCTTTAACGCTTCGCTGGCTTCCTTTACTTTGTCTGCCATGCTCTTAGCCGCGCCACCTGTTTTTTCTAGTTGGCTTGGTAGTGGGCCAAGGCCCTTGTTTATTTCGCTGAGTTGCGGACCAAACGGTTTAATGGTTTCTACGCTGGTTTTGGTTGCAGCCTTAAACGCCATGAACGCGCCCGCGGCAACTACCAGCCCGGCAGCGATAGCGGCAGCACCAACGCCAATGGTTAGCGCGGTGTTAGCGGCTGCAGCTGAGGCGGCAAGTGACCAGTTAAGCGCGGTGGTTACCACGGTTACAGCGTTAGCAATTACTTGCGCGGCCTTAAAACCGATAAGCGCGGTAGCGATGGCAGCAATAGCGGTACCTACGGCAAGCAATGTGCCTACGTGGTCTTGCGCCCAATTACCAAAACTAATGAGGTATGGCAGTACGGCTTCCACGGCTGGCAAGATTGCTAACCCGATTGCTTCGGCTGCTTCACTTAACGCGACGTTGAGCCGCTTAAATTTGCCCTCTGCTGTGTTTGCTGCGACTGCTGCCGAACCGCCAAACGTGCGCGACAATTCAGCCATAACCTCATCAAGGCTGGCACCGTCTTTAATCATCGAGTACAGCTGCGGCGATAATTGGCGCAACGCTTTATAGTTCCCGCCATACGCTTTAGATAGCGCGTCTGAAACTGTAGTTAGGTCTGCACCTGTGCCGGCTGAAACGTCGAGTGCCAATGTGAGTGCATCGTTAGCGGTTGCCAGGTCTTGTGTACCTAATACAAGTGAGGCAAGCGCGGGGCGTAACTGATCGTCAGCAACACCGGTAGCCATGGCCATAGAACTAATGGACTTTTCGGTAGCGCTAATTTGTGCGTCGGTTGCACCTACGACGTTTTGCAATGTCTTGGCTAGTTGGGCTTGCGCGGCGCTGTCCTCTATGGCCGCTTTAACGCTGTAACCAGCGGCAGCGGTAAGCGCACCCATGGCAGCAACGGCAGGTAGAAACGCTTTGCCCGCGATGAAACCGGCACGCTCTGACGTGGTTTCTAGTTTCTTTAGTTGGGTGATGGCCTTAGCAAAACCCGTACCGTCAAGGCTCGAGATAATCGGTATGTTAATTGCCACGGTTAAAACCTAATTTCATATTGGTGCGCCGGGCAACGTCGTTAATTACTAACTCTACTTTGGCTTCTACTGCCTCACGGTTATTAGTAACTGCTTTGTCAATGGCTCGAGGTTGGTCGCCTACCTCAGCGTTTAGGTTGGTAACAAACATGCTCTGTGTGTTACGCCCGGCATGGTCATAGATCGCGCCAGCTGCGTTGGCCTGTTGGATAACCATTAACTGGTAAGGCTTACTGCCGTATACCACCTGCTCGGTATGGGTCACTACACCGTCGGTAGTGCGGTTGTAGTTCACGTAGCGCTCTTTGCTGGCGCGTACACCTACTTTTACCTTAAAGCCTTTTTTAACGGCGTCTGTACGCCATTGTGTGTTACGGCCTTTAATGAGGTTGCCGCGGCGCATACCGCTTAACGGTTCGCCTGTGCCTTTGCTGTTATCAAAATGGGAAACCATGCTGCGAGCCTCAGCGATAATAACCTCACCGGTGCTCTGTATGTCTTTAGTGATCTGTTTCCTGTAGGCAGGGTCAAAATCGTTTAACGCTTTTAACGCCTCTTTAATGCCGTCAATTTGCGGGATAGCCGAGCGCGACGCCATTACCTACCGCCACGTTGCTTATTAAGTATTTCTATGGTGGCGTTCATATCGTCTAACTCGAATGATATCTCACTAGGCCAAAACCCTGTAGCCACTAAAATTTCGGCCAGCGCTCTACGCACCGTGCCGTTTAGGCTTTTGGGTCTGCCTGCTCTACTACCTCAATAGACGCCAACGATGTAATAAACGCGTCAAGTGTTCCCGGTACTGTGATGCCTGAGAAACGCGTAGCCTCATAACACAAATAGGCTAAATCCTCAATGCCAATACCTTGCGCCATCTCTGACGCTTTGCGCTTAAATTTGCGTTCCCAACTAACGATCGTCATTAAGTTAGTGGTTACTTCATTTACGGTGCCATCGTTAAACGTGGCTTTTAGGTGCAGTTGCATTATTTGCCTTTTCGTGTCGGGCCGTTGCCGGCTTTAATTTATACTTCTACTACTGAGTAAACGCCACCGGTAAAGGTAACGCTCATGGTGCCAAGCGCACCCATTGCCATTGTGTATGGCAAGGCTTCTAGGTAGGCCCCTGTAAGTGTCATGGTTGGGTTAGTCGCGGTGCCCGGGCTGGTTGCTGATGGTGACCACGAAACGGTCACCTGCGTACCGACCAAACTTTTAAGCGTGGCGTAGGTTTCCGATGCTGCAAACGACGCGTACAGGTCAAGCTGCAGCGTTGAGTTCTCGAGGCCAGCCACGTATGAACGTGAGTTAGTTCCAAATGCGGTGCTCTCTAGCGCCTCAATGGTGCGCGTAAAAACCAAGCCTTGGCATTGGTCCTGCAATGAAACCGCGCCCACGGTTACGTTTGGGTTACTGAGGTAAGTTGAGGTTGCCATAGTGCTTAATCCTTTGCTGAGTTCTTGTTATTAGTTTTAGCAGGTTTTGCGGTTTCGTTTGTGGATTGTTCTATAAACCCGCCCTCGACTAGCGCGGCAATGTTAATGCCGTTGGCCTCTGCAGCCTCGGCGTCAAATTCATCGCCGGGATTACCGACGCGGGGGCTAATGATCGTGTAACGCATGGGGTGTAGTCCTAACTGGTTTGGGCTTGCATCTCTATTGTTAAATCATACGCTGGCACCTCGGCGCCGCCGATGAGCGCAATAGTTGGGCGGCCGCTGGTTACTGCCACGTTTTTGCCGAGCACCAAACTGGCTAGGTGCATTAGGTTGCGTTGCGCGTCAAGGTTGCCCGGGCCGAGGGTAATGATGCGTACCGTGTAGGTCATTTGCACAATGTTTCCCCCGCCACCATAAACGCTAAACGTGGGGGCGTCTATAAACGCGCATGGTGGTACCAAGTTACGGGGGTCTGTTACCACCTGTAAACCAGTAATGCTGGTAAGGGTGGTAGCGAGATCGTCTAGCGCCTCGTTAAATAGGTCGGTGTAGGCAACGGGCATTAGGCCACCGCTGGTTTAGGTATGCCCAATAGCATTTTAATTGCAGGGCTTAAACCAACTGACGCCCCGGCAGACATGCCATCAAACGTAGCGAAATCGGTAACGGCGCCTCGCTGACGATAAAAGAAACCGCCAAGGGAAATGGTGCCTAGGGTTACCTGCCCGTTTGGTGACGTGCTAAGGCTGTCAATGTAACCGGCTTCTTGGCGTCGAGTAAACGCGAGACTATTTGCAGCTGCCGCACATTGAGTTAGAAATGCTGCGTCTAACGCTGATGCTGTGCCGATGCCTAGCCAGTCCTCAATTTGCGTAGCGGTAATCCACGTGCAAGTTTCGGTAAATGTGATGGTGCCACTCGAGGCGGTGCGCTGTACGTCTGTACCGGTGCAAGCGTAAAGCACCTGATTAGGTACTGGTATTTCGTAGTTAAAAAGTAGATCGCCCTCATTGTCTACGCCGATAAACAAATACTCGGGTAGATCGTAAACCGTGAACGTGCCATTAAACGGCGCTGCAACTGAACCAACCGTAAAGGTTCCACCTACTACTAAATCATTAGGCGTAAGAGTTTGCAGCACCGCATAGTTGCTGAGTAACTGTTTATGTGTGACCGTGTAAGCGGCCATAACTGGCCTCTTTTCCGATTAAACGAGTTTGCAGAACTTAGTAGCGTCTGCCATCCATGCAGCTGCATAACCGCGGTAAGCGATTGTGCGGCCCAATGTGCTTGGCACGTCTACTGAAATTGCACCCTTTTGCTGTTCATAGAACTCGAACCCGGCAGCATCGCCAGCAGCGTGGCCGATAAAGGCTGTGTCTGCTGCCATGTTCTTATCTACTACCAAGGTGAGGCCCAACGGGGTGCCGTTCCATGAGGTTGCTGCTGAGGTGCCGAGCGCGTTCATTGCGTTCATGTTTGGTGCGCCAACGAACGGAAATGCTGGGGTGCCGTCTGTGCTGGTCAATTTTCCGAGACGGTACCAAGTGGTTGGGTCTACGAAAAAGTGAGTAGGCAGGTAGTTGCTGCTTGCGCTGATCTGATAAGCGGCGCCGTAAATCGCTGACAACCAATCGGCTGGCTTTGACTTGTCGGTTACGGTTTCGCTTTGTGTGATTGCGCCATAGCAAGTGTCTACTGCGTAGTTGTCGGTGGCTTGACCGTAGGCGATTGCCAACTGGTTAAGCACGATGTTAATGCTTGCAGGGTCTGACCAGTCCATGTCCTGTTCTGACAAGGTTACGTATGTACCAAATGTCAGTTTGGAAATATCCGAGTTCGACACATTAACGGTGCTTGGGTCAAGCGTGTTGAGTTGGCCAGTAGGTTGCTGCGTTACTACAGGGCGCACCGTAATTTTTGGGCGGCGAAACGTTGCACTGCACTCGGCATCGCACGTGTACCGATTGCGGTAACAAATGGGCGGATTGGGTTAAGCCCATCGTAAACGGTGCCGGTAATGATCTCAGGCAAAATACCTGGGGTATCTGCCGTGGTGATGTTTGGCGCTGCAGCCTGAATACGTGCGTTCATTTCTGCAAATACGCTGCCGCCTTGTGTTGCAGCTGCGATGTATTCGCTTGCTGATGGCAACTTAAACGAGCGTGGCTGCGCGTACAATGGTTGCGCCATTGGTGCCGCTTCGATAACTGCTGGGGCTTCTACTGGCTGTGACATTTCGTTAATCTCCTCTACGGGTTCCTGTTCACTATTTAACACTACTTCAGTTTCCTCATGGTGGATACTGGCCGCTACGCGATCTACCGACGCACCCGGAAACGCGCCGTAAGGTACGAGGCTGAGTTCCTGCCAATCGGCGGCAGAAATAACCATGGTGCCGTTTTCGTCGTAACTAAATTTGGTTGGGTTTACGCCTACCAATACCGCGTCTAAAACGCCATCTGCAGCCAATACCAGCGCCTCATTCCCTAGCGTGGTTTCGCTAATGCGGGCCTCGTAAAGCATGCCGCCCTCGCTATCCACCATGGCCGTAACTAAGCCCACGGCCTGAGAACTATCGTGCCCCAAATAAAGTTTAGGCATCTTGCCACCGGCGTTAAGGCTGCCCGGCAAAAACATAACTTTAGTGCCATCGCTTACCGTGGCTTCTACGTTGTATGGCAACGCCAACCCGGCAAGGGTACGGCGTGGCATACCGTCAGGGCCAGCAGCGTCGAGTGTTAATTCCTGTTGGGTTAATTTAAGCATTTGGCATTACTCCAGTTTCTGCGGTGTCGTTTACTTCTATGTCGGTGTTATCCATTAGGTAGTTTTCGCTTAGGTAATCGTCTACATCAAACTTCACGTATGTACCACGCGGTAGCACATTGTCAGCGCTAAGCGTTTCAGCGATGCAGTCCATAAACAATTTTGCACCAAACATGTAAAGGTCTTGGCGTGCTTGCGTACTGTTTTGGTAACTGTATGAACCGCTAGCAATTCCAAGTAAGTACGGTGGGCAATTAGCGAGACGTGCGATCTCTTTTGACTGGTACTCGCTGGCCTCTACTAAAAGTTGTTTGCTCGGGTCTGTAGTTGTTTCTGTGTACGTGACAAATTCGTTAAGCGCTGCAACGGTGTTAGTTAAACGCGCTGCCTCGAAACTTTGCGATAGTTGCTGTAATTCCTCAGCGCTTAAAGGCTCGCCACCCACCTGCCGTAAAACGCCGTTTGGCAAGGAATTGCTCGCTGACCTGAGACGCGCACCCTCTAGTTTGAGTGAGGTTAAAACTGCGTTAGGGCTTGTGTATAGCAAACCTTGTATAGGGCTAATGAACTGTACGACGTCGCGGTGGTCTACCGGTAGGCCGTTAAACATAATTTGTTTAGACGGTGCAAAAAATACGGGGCCTGCCTGATCTTGTGTAAGCACCATGGCGCTAGGCATACGCTGAAACGCCATAGGGAACCCGTCAGCCGATCTCTTTGTGACTGCGAGAAACGCCCGCTGCGTGAAAAATAAATCATCAAATAACCAACTAAATAGGGTGCTGTTTGGTAGCGCGGGGTCAAGACGTCGCAACCAGCTGCGTGGCGCTATTTCTATTTCTTCCATTTCGCGATCTACCGGGTTCCAAATTTCGTTATACATGATTAACGGCGTGCAACTAATAACGCTTGCGAGTAGATCACGGGCGCGGGTAATTGCGGGCACACTCATTGCACGCTGGCGGGTGTTGCCTTGCGTGTACGCATAGAAATTGTCTATTTGTGACATGCCAACATTGCTGCCGGCAGCAGCCTTTACTACAGGTTGCGCGGCGTCGGTAGTTGCACGTGTGAAAAGGCCCATAGGTTTAGTTTGCCATATCTGTTAAATGTTTGGTGGCATCGGCTGGGTCTAGATCAGTTCCCGACGAAAAGGCTAGATACTGCCAGCCGACGCCGGTAGCAACATTAGCGGTTTGCGCTAACGATTATGGGTTTGCCCATTGCGGCAGGTTTGCCCGCTAACGCAACTGCAAACACCAACGCACGTGCCATACAGATTGGGCCAGGTGACCTCTGCGAACTAATCACTATGTTGCCATTGTGTTTTACCAATACGGCGCGCTCGACATGTTCGCTTAGTAAATGATCGCCGTTATGCAATAGGCGGCCCTCAAGAATTATTGAGCGTGCAGCTGCAGTCCAACGGTTTAACTCGCGGTACCCAACGATCACGCTACGCCGGCTTAAATGCGGTGGGCAATGAACCTCTAACGATGGCACGATGGCAAGTTTTATGTTTGGTGATCGCGCTATTTCGGTTTCCACGTGTTGCCACATTTCGGCCATGGTGTCAGCCACAAACGCGGTTACGACGTGGGTTTTAGTTCCCGAGATCACGGCACGCACGCCGTAAAATTGGGCGTTATCCTCGCCAACCTCTACAGCCAAAACACCGCCAGCGGGCGCGGTATCGGTAGTGAGGCAGGCAGCGAACTGCCCCGGCTCGAGCCACGATGAGGCTGAGGCAGTCCATGTGTTTACCGATGAGCGTAGAAACGCGTTACGGTTTGGCGCTTCGCTTTCGCTTTGTATTACTTCCATTTCCAATGTGTGCCCTAGCGCGGGGTTTGCGTAAGCCCATGCGGCGGGTGTCATTAAATCCATGGTGGCGGGGTTTGGTGACCACTCAGCGAAATACAAACCACCTGGGGTTTTGCTGTCTATTGCGCGTAGGCCCTGCTCGCGCCATCTCAGCATGGCTGTACTGCTCTGATCGCCCGCGGTACTCCACATACTGCATAAAGGGTTTTTGCGTGCACGTTGAGTAGGTAATAAACCTTGGTCTATGGCTTCCTCTGACACCGCCCATGCCTCATCTATTACGAGCAAGTCCACGCTGTAGCCGTGACCAGCGCCCGGCGTTGCAGCTCTAACATGCCAAATGCTGCCATCGGGCATAGTGAGTTTTTGCCGGCCATAAGACCATGAAACCTCGGCCCCAAACTTTGCCTCAAGTATTGGCGCAAGGTAATTAAACAATGCGGTGGCTAGGTCAAGTTTGTGCGCGACGCTAATAACGGTTTGAGGTGTTGCACGCTCAATAATTCTCGAGGGCCGCCTATTGCATAACGGCGAGCATTTACTTAGCGAACATGTCGAGCGCGCGGTTTTGGTCAAACACAA